GAGTTTTTTAAATGATTCCCGTAATGATCCTGCCGACACTAACGCGGCATGATTTGGCGGTGAAAATGTTGGCAAGCATTGACTACCCGGTGGGCTTGCTGCTGATTGTGAATAATCACCCGAGCGCAAACTTTGAGGGCACTGATTCGATACCGGATTGTGTAGCGGATTATCGGGTATTGAATATGCCCGCAAATCTTGGCTGTGCTGGATCGTGGAACTTGGGGGTGAAGTGTTCGCCGTTTGCGTCCTGGTGGATGATTGTGAGCGACGATATTGAGTTTCAACCTGGTGCGTTAGAGAAGTTTGTGGGCGAGCGTTCCGTAAACGGTTTGACGATTAGTGACGAGTGGCCGTTTTATCAGCTCATGGGTCTGAGCGGGAATGTGGTGGCCGAGGTCGGTCTGTTCGACGAAAACCTATACCCTGCCAATTTTGAGGACGATGACTATGAGCGGCGTTGCGCGACTGCCGGTATTGAGATTCGACAGGTGGCCGTGGTGCATACTCATGTAAAACAGGGTACGGTTCATGCAGCCGAGTGGGCTGCGCAAAACGCGCGAACTTATAACGCAAACGAAGATTATTTTGCAAGAAAAGTTAACCGTGATGATTTTTCGCCCGGTGAATGGTCTTTAGATATTCGACGCGCTAACGATTGGGGCAACTAATGGCACACCCTGAACAGCGAGTGTTTTTTGAGAAGATGCGAGATAGTTTCCCGGACGCGTTTACCGGGGTGAGTGTGCTCGAGGTCGGCAGTCTCAATATCAACGGGACTGTGCGCGATTTCTTCGACGCAAAAGATTACATCGGTGTTGACCTAGTGGAAGGGCCGGGCGTGGATCGCGTGTGTGCCGGGCAGTCACTCGATTATGTTGATAACTGGTTTGACGTTGTCGTGTCAGCGGAGTGCTTCGAGCACAACAGTGAGTGGGTGGCGACGTTTGCGAACATGGCGCGAATGTCTGGACGGTATGTGTTTTTTACTTGTGCTTCGACGGGTCGGGCGGAGCATGGAACACACGCGGCACATCCTGGCGATTCGCCGGCGACGCATGACTATTACCAGAATTTAACCGAGCAGGATTTTCGCGAGGCGTTTGACCTGCCGACTATGTTTGCCGAGTACGGGTTTGAGTTCAACGCCGAGTCGTGCGACCTCTATTTTTACGGCGTGAAGCGGTAAACTAGAAGCATGGCTATTGTCAACGGATATTGCACGCTCGCGCAACTGAAGGCCGCGCTGCGGATTACCGACACGCTGGATAATGATCTGCTTGAGGTTGCTATTGAGTCGGCCAGCCGCGAAATCGACGGCTATACTGAGCGAGTCTTTTTTAGCACGTCGGCCACACGGATCTACGCGCCGCAGAACATCTACCTGGTAGAGACTGATGACATTGTTTCGGTCACGTCGGTAAAGACTTCGACGGACGGCCTCACGTTTGACACGACGTTAGCGTCTACGGATTATCAGCTTGAGCCTCTCAATAATATTGCTGGCGGCCTGTCGACACCCTTCACCCAGATTCGGGCGGTGGGCGATTACCTTTGGCCTGCGTATTCGCCGCAGACAATTTTTCACCTAGAGGCTTCTGTTCAGGTTGTGGGCGTGTTTGGTTGGTCGGCTGTTCCGACGGCTATAAAGCAGGCAACAATTATTCTTGCTATGCGTTTGTTCAAACGTCTTGACTCGCCTCTGGGGATCGCAGGCTTCGGTGATATGGGGCAAATGCGGGTCGGTAGGCAAGATCCAGATGTTGAGGCTTTGATTGCGCCGTTCCGTAAGGTGAGTGCTGGCTAGTGGCGATTGCTGAGATTCGTGCGGGGTTGGCTGCAAACATTGCCACGATTAGCGGGCTAAGAGTTTACGCTGAAGTTCCCGATAACCCTTCGCCACCTGTTGCGGTGATTAGTTTGAATAACATTACTTACGATCTTGATTTTAAACGGGGCATGAGTGTTTACAACTTTACGGTGATGATTATTGTAAGTCGTGTGGCGGAGAGGGATGCTCAGCAGAAACTTGACGTGTATGCGGGTAATGGTTCGTCGTCGATTAAGACGGCGGTGCAGTCTGATCGGACACTGGGCGGGTCGGCGTTTGACTGCCGGTTGTCTGAAATGTCTACGCTCGGCAGTGTTACAATTGGAGAGGCTACTTACCTTGCCGCCGACTTCGCTGTTCAGGTATACGGACTATAAAAATGGAGAAATAAATTATGGCAAAATTCGTGCTCACGGACGTGAAGACGCTCATAAATTCGGTGGACTTTTCCGACCATCTTGCAAGCGTGACTATAGACCTCAGTTCCGACGAGGTGGAGACCACAGCCTTCGGCGGTAGCGGCTTTCGCACTCGTGCCGGGGGCCTCAAGGATGCGAGCATCACGCTTTCGTTTCACAACGATTTCGGTACGACAGGTTCTAACGCTGTGGACTCGACTATCTACAACCTGTTCAACACGAACGCAACCGTGGTCGTCACGCCAACGAGCTCAGCGGTTTCCGCGTCCAACCCGTCTTACACTGGCGTGTACCTTGTCAGTCAAATAAATCCCGTGTCTGGATCTATCGGCGACCTTGCCACGCGTGACGTCACATGGCCCACAGCCGGCACTGCGGGCATTACGCGGGGAACTGCGTAAACATGAACCCCATAAACCTACTCATTAAGTTCGTGGACGGTTCGACTCGCGAGGTTACTGCCCTGGTGGCAGATCTCGCCGCGTTTGAAGACAAGTTTGACAAAAGCGTTGCCTCATTTCAAAAAGAGGTGCGCCTCACTTGGTTGGTGTTCATTGCTTGGCATGCCGAGTTTCGCACAAAGTCAACCGGGCTGGAGTACGAAGAGTACATGAACACGGTGGAGTCGATCGAGGTTCCAGAAGTAAAAAAATAGTTGGCCTCGGCGCGACTTCAGTTCATTGGACTTTGGCTGTGATTGCGTGCGAGACGGGCATTAGTCCTCGGGAGCTTGTGCAGTTGTCGCCGCGAATGTTGTGGACGATGACTCGATATTTGACGGCTAAGCACAACCCTAAGCAGTAGGCGGTAAACTTAGGCTTAGGGAGTCTTTGATGATTAAGTTTGACTATGAAGCCGAAGGCGTGCGGGAGATGGTCGCGCGCCTCAAAGACATTGACCCCAAACTTGTTACTGAGTTTCGCAAAGAGTTGAAGAGTACAGCGAATGACATGGCAAGCAATATTAAGTCGCGAATTCAGGTCACTCCGCCATTGTCCGGCATGGCTGGCTATACGCCTTATGCGTTGAAGTGGGAGGGCGCGAAGACTCGTGTTTCTATTTCTATGGCTGGGTCTCGAGCGCGCGATATAACGCCTTTGTTTTCTATTAAGGTGGATAGCCCGCCCGGATCGCCGGGTTACATGGCTGCTGAGGTTGCCGGCAATCCCAACGCGCGAACGCGTAAGTCTATTGTGTCTCGCACGAAGTGGGGTGGTTCTCAGGCTGGTGGCCCGCAGGGTCAGTATTTGATTGCGCGCATGGTGCAGAAGTTTGGCCCACTCAAAGGCAAGGGCGGCAATAGAATCGCGTGGAAGTATTTTTGGGAGCAACGGGTTTTGTTGAACCGGGCGGCTGCTGCGGTCATTGACAATTTTGAGCGCAAGATAACAAATGAGATGGATCGCTAATGCCTATCAGTCTTAATATTCTCTCGAAGTTTGACGCTAAGGGTATCGCCCAGGCGCAAACCGGTTTGGACAAGCTGGGGAAGGCTGCGGGTGGTTTCGCGGCTGCTGGTGTTGCGGCGTTTGCGGCGGCGGCTGCGGGTGCGGCTGCGTTTGGTTATCAGTCTTTGAGGGCTGCCGCTGAGAGTGAAGCGGTGTCTAAGTCTTTGCAACAGATTGCGAAGAACTCGGGTGTCTTTGGTGATACGGCGGCGGCGGTGGCTAAGTCCACTAACGAGATTATGAAGTATACGCAAAGCCTGTCAAATTTGACGGGTATTGACGATGAGATTTTGAACTCGATTGTTCGTGGTTGGTTGGCTGTTCCCGAGTTGGCGGCTAAGGGTGTTGATGGACTGAAAGACCTCGTGAAGGTTGTTGCTGATGTGGCTGCCGGTACGGGCAAAGATGTTCAAGCCATTGGCCTGATTTTTACTAAGGTTGCTGGCGACGAAACTACGGCCATGAGCAAACTTGCTCGTGCTGGTATTGTTCTTTCAGATTCGCAGAAACAGATTTACAACCAGACGCTCGAAACGTCTGGAGAAATTGCCGCGCAAGATTACCTGATCCGGACGCTTGGTGAGACTTATGCTGGCGCGGCCGAGGCGGCCGCTAATCCGTTTGATGTGTTGACGCAGAATGTTCAAAACTTGCAGGAGCAGCTGGGCACTTATCTTTTGCCTTATTTGAAAGATTTTGTAGAGCGTGTTCAAAAGTTTATTGCCGAGAACGGGCCGAGACTTGAGCAAGTCTTTCAAGATGTTGGTGTTGCGTTTGGTGTTTTCCTTGATGGCCTTGATTCGTTCCTAAATTGGTACACCGAGAACCCCGATATTTTCAATAACATTGTTATTGGCTTCGGTGCGATGACTGCGGCCGCCACACTGTTCTCTATTGCGCTAAGTGCAAACCCTGTCGGCGTGATTATTTTGGCTCTTGGTGCTCTTGCCGCCGCACTGATTGCGCTTGCCGTTAATTGGGAAGCTGTAACAAAAAAGGTTAACAAAGACTTCACCGATCTCGGTTTTAGTATCTTGATGACTTTTGACGGTTTCGTCAACGGCATTATCGACATGATTAACTATCTGACTACTCCGCTTCGCGCTGTTGCCTCATTGTTAAACGCTGTTTTTGGCACAAATATCAACACGAGCACTATTGGCAGAATCAACACTTACGGCGATGCTGCTATTCGAGAGTTGCAAAATCAAGGCATTCGATACGGTTATTCGGGCGGTAGTGTGCCAACCGGTAGGCGGCCCGCAATGGCCGAGGGTGGAATTGTGACGCGAGCAACTAACGCGCTAATCGGTGAGGCCGGGCCGGAGGCAATTATCCCCCTGGACAGAATGGGCAAGATGGGTGGGAACAGTTACAACATTACGGTGCAGGCTGGTGTTGGTGATCCGCAGGTTATCGGCCAGCAGATTGTGGCGTATATCAAACGTTATGAGAAGGCTTCCGGCCCTGTCTTTGCGGGCGCATAATGCTCAGTTTGAATGTTACGGCTTCACTTGAAACCACAACGGGTTTCACTTTGGGTACGAGCCAACTTGATACGGGCGTTCTCGGTTATTTGCAAACGTCTATCGGGGCGAAGGTTCGTTCAGCTTCCTGGGGTCGTGGCCGTAATTCTTTTTTTGACTCTTTCAGTGCGGGATCTGCGACAGTTGTTTTTGATAATCGTGACCGTTTGCTTGATCCGGCTAACACGTCGTCGGCGTTGTATGGGGAACTTTACCCTGGTCGCGGTTTCAGCCTCTTTCTTACTCAGGCTTCGTCTACTGCCACAGTGTTTTCTGGGTTTGTTGATTCGTTCACATACGATTACACGTTGGATGGTGACGCGACGGTAACCGTCAATGTGATTGACGCTTTCAGTTATTTGGCTAACAAGATGATTACGTCGATTAGTGCACCGGCTGAGTTGTCGGGTGCTCGGGTGCGTCGTGTGTTGTCGAGTATTGGCTGGCCGGTTTCAAGTCAGGCGGTGGATAACGGTTATTCGACGTTGGCGGCTGAGACGATTACGAACGTTTCTGCGCTGTCATATTTGACGAAGGTTGCACAGTCCGAGTTTGGCCTTTTCTACATGGATCGGTTGGGGACGCTCACCTTTGATTCTCGCAACGCCGTGTCAGTGTTCAGCGATATTCGTGTGACGAACGTTGTGGGCGACGTGAACAGTACGGCAAGTGAGGTAACGTTTGATTATTCGTTTGACCGAATGTTCAACAGTGTGACGTTGACCAATGCGGCTGTGCCAGCGACGGCGACGGCTTCCAACACTACGTCGATTACTAAGTTCGGTCAGCGACCTGCAGATTATGACGTACTTATTGCTTCGTCTACTGAAATGCAATCTGTCGCCAACGGCATTGTGACTTTGTATGGTACACCGGCGTTTATACCTCGCCAGGTGACGTACAACTTGGAGAATTTCAATCTGTTTGTCCCTAGCGATGTTTCCATAAACCGCGACAAGCCAACATTGAATTTTCGGACAATTGATATTGGCTATCTGACTTCGGCGTATTGGCTACCGCCGGGAACTGTTGGTACTACTGATCCGATTAGCGTTGAGGCGTTGCTTATTTCGGGTGTTAGATATGATGCTACGCCGGGGCTGTTCACCGCTACGATACAATTAGATTACGCGCTCGGATATGACTCGTTCATTTTGGACGACTCAGTACAGGGCCGTCTTGACACAGGAATTTTAGGAGTATAAAACATGGCAGGACTCGGCTGGAAACAGTTTAACTCGGCGGAAGTCCTCACCGCCGCCAATCTGCAGGGCTACGCGGTAGATCAGAGCACAATGGTGTTTGCTACTTCGGCCGCGCGTGATGCCGCCATTACAGCCCCTTCTCAGGGTATGAATTGTTTTTTAAGCGATTCAGGTGTTATGCAAACCTATTTCTCCCTCTATAATTCTTCTACCAATGTGGGCGGGCGAGAGACAGCGGGCTGGTACACAAACACTCGTTCTAATGGGCTTGTTCCGATTATGATTCCGTCGGTAACGATTGCTACTGGTAGCGGATCTGCTAACAGCATGGGTGTTGTGACGTTTACTGGTGCGACGAGCATTAAGTTGAACAACGTTTTTAGCGCAACATACGCAAATTACAAACTAGTAATGGACATCACGACAGGCGCGGCGACAGACGATATAATTATGCAAATGAAAATGGATGGGGCTGGGGCTACCAGTTATTTCCATTCTCAGATAAGGCAGTTTGCTTCTACTGTTGATGCAAGCTCAACGGCTTCTACTTCTTCTTTCAGTCTAGGAATTACTGGACGTTCTACTGTTGCTGGTTCAAGTTTTGATGTCACAATCTTCAAGCCTTTTGTGGCTGCGAACACAAAATATAATTGCCACAATGGTGGTAACTCAACTGTCGCTGGACAACAGCAACAAATTCTTGTGCGTGGTCGCCTGAATGACACGACGAGTTATGCAACTATGGAACTTTTGCCCAGCTCAAGTACTATTTCTGGCACGCTTTCAGTATTTGGTTACAACTCTTAGGGATGATGATGACTGAAATTATTTTGCGCGAATTGACTCCGAAAGAAATTGCTGAGCGTGAGGCGTGGGATGCGGGCGCGCATGATCGCGCTATGGAAGATGTGCGGAAGGCGCGACAGAGCGCATACCAGCAAAGCGCTGACCCTTTGTTTTTTAAGTTTCAGGCAGGCGAGGGCACTGAGAAAGAGTGGTTGGCTGCCCGGCAGGAAGTCGTCGACGCTAACCCTTATCCGGCCAAGCCGTAGATGCGTTACTACAA